AGAAATAGAAAAATTATAAAAACTAAAACCATGAGCAACACAGAAAAATTTTACCAATGGATGAAAAGAATTAATAACATTTACTTAAATGATAATGACCTTATGACACGTGCATTTCATATAGTAGCTAACAATTAATATTATGAAAACAATATACAACACTTATGTAACAATGGAATCGCAGGAACAATGTGATAGAATGAAATCTTTGTGCGTTGAGAATAGACTGCCTTATTGGGATGAATACATAGGATTTATATCATACACAAATAATGATTCTTTTTTATTTGGAGAAACAAATGGTTTTGGTGTTTACATAATGACACCTAATGATAAAACCGAAGTAACAGAAAAACAATTTATTGAATTATTAAAAAATACATAACATGAAACTAAACACACACACATTTGATTTAAACGGTATAAGTTTAACCGCTTATTATACAGTAAGCGGTAAGTACTACCCCGCAACACAATACGAACCAGAGGAGTTCCCTGATGTTGAAGTACATAGTATATACTTAGAAAATTCGCCAGTCGACATTCAAGAATTGCTACAAAATTACGAAGAAGAAATCTATAAAATATTAAACGATGAGCAAAGAGGATAAGAATAAAGAATTATTAGCTTATTGCATTTTATTAGCTGAGCAAGGAGAAAACACATTATTATTAAATAAATTAAAAGAAATAGAATTATGAAAACAGACTGGAGAAAGTATAGAAAATCAACACACTTAGCAAGTGCTGACTTAGACGCAATGGAAACGGATGGATTACCTTTGATATTTACGATTAAAAACGTGAAATATGAAATAGGTGTAGATGTTTCTGGAACTAAACAAGACGGTATATTTTGTTATTTTATCGAAGCGGTAAAGCCTTTAAAGTTAAATTCAACTAATAATAAGATATTAGCTGGATTTGCAAAACAAGACGGATTGATAGGTAAGGAATGCCATGTGATAGAAAATTGGGCAGGCATGAAGTTAGAGTTATATGTTGACCGTAACGTTAAAATGATGGGAGCTATAACAGATGGAATCAGAATAAAACCAATACGACCAAAAGAAAAAGTAAAACCTAATTTTACCGAAGATAAGTTTGAAAGTGCAAAAAAAGCAAATGCAACTATTGAACAAATAGAAAAAAATTATATACTAACCGAAGAAATAAAAGTAAAATGGAACAATTACAACGTATAGATGAATGGTATAATGAGCGATTAGGTAAGTTTACAGCTTCGGAAATTTATAAATTAATGGGCAAGCAAGGACTTGGTGAAACTGGTAAAACTTACGCATTTGAAAAAGCCATTGAGGAACTTTTCGGAACTTTAGAAGAAAATTTCGTTTCTTATGACATGGAGAGAGGTATTGAATTAGAACCTTTGGCATTCAATAAGTTTAAAGAGTTAAAATCTTTAGATTTTATAGAAGTTTCAAAGTGTGGCTTTATTGAATTAGGGGAAAATGCAGGGGCAAGTCCAGACGGTTTAGTAGGTGACAACGCTATTTTAGAAATTAAATGCCCAAGACCAAACACTTTTTTTAAATTAGTTGCTGAGGGCGAAATTGATAAAAAATACTTATATCAAATGCATATGCAAATGATGGCTACGAATAGAATTAAGGCACATTTCTTCAATTATATTGTTTTCGAGGGAATAGAATATTGGCACGAGATAATAATTAACCGTGACGAATCTATTTGCGATTTAATTTGGGACAGAATTATAGAAGCCGAAGAAATTAAAAAAGAGTATATAAACAAAATTAATAATAATAAACAATTTTAAAACATGGAAATTTCAGGAAAAATCAAAGTAATAGGTGAGACTATTGAAAAAGGAACGTTTAAAAGTAGAAACGTAGTAGTTACAACCGAAGAACAATATCAACAGCATATACAAGTACAATTCGTACAGGATAAATGCGATGTTTTGAACGGTTATGAAGTTGGGCAAAACGTAACGATAGGAATTAATTTGCGAGGTCGTGAGTGGACAAATCCAAAAGGCGAAGTGGTTTATTTTAATACTATTCAAGGATGGAAAATTAGTAAATCAGAGCAAGCTACTGCAATGCCAGAAATAGTTAATGAGCCACAAGTTGAAGACAACTTACCATTCTAATTTATTCACCCACTTATTAACCCACTTTAAACAGTGGGTTTTTATTTAGAATTAATATAAATTATATCATTATGTTATACCAATTGATATAAAGACTATCTTTGAGAAAATTAAATAAATAGAAATTATGAAAAGAGAAATAAAATTTAGAGTATTTGATAATTCAAGTAAAAAAATGAATCAAGTACATTCTATATGGGGATTACCTAAAGTAGACCATATTACAATTCCATCTGAAGAATCGGTAGAAACATTGTTTAATAATTTTGAATTAATGCAATTTACAGGACTGAAAGACAAAAACGGTATTGATATTTATGAAGGCGATATTATTAGATATTTCAATCTTTCAGGAGAATTAGCAATTGGAATTATAGTTTTTAAAGATGGCTCTTTCAGGTTTAAAAACACTAATAATCAAGAAGTAAGACAATGGAATGATGGTAATCATGATTGGTACTCAATTGAGAATATAGAATTATTTGAAATGGAAATAATCGGTAACATATACGAAAACCCAGAATTTTTAAATAAATAGAAATTATGACACCAAAAGAAAAATCAGGACAATTAGTATATGGAATGTATCATGTCGACGTTGTGAATTTATCAGAATATGGTATGGAGTGGAATATGGCTAAACAATGTGCATTAATAGCAATTGATGAAATTATAAGTGATAACGCATCAATTTATAGTCAAAAATACTGGCAAGAAGTTAAACAAGAAATAGAAAAATTATGACAGAAGAACAAAAATACATAGGTGCTTTTTTAGATGGTTATTTTTCAGATAAAAAATTTAAAGAATATAATTTTGAATATATAAATGCACTTGAAAAAGGTTTAAAAAAAGCAAATAAAAAATGGAAACAATATAAAAAAGAAAAAGAACAATGAATCAAAACCAAACAATACTTAAAGAACTGATTAAAATATCAGGACTTACACAGAAGAAATACGCTGAATTTCATAATATATCAGCGCAGAAACTATCTAATTGGGTTACTGGCTATCGAAATATACAGTTCTGTACCTTAGAATTATTAGCCTTTGAAGATGGCTACAATATTAAAATAAATTATAAAATAGAAAAATTATGAAATTAATAGAAAGATTTTTAAAATTATACCCACATCAAACTGAAAATTATTTAGATATTGATGAATCTATATTATGCGAAAAAATAGCTGATGATTTTGCTATTGGGTTTGCGGAGTGGATATTTAAACAGCCTAAATATAAAATAAAATCTAATAATGAAAAAGAACTTTTAGAAATCTACAAAAAAGAAAAAGGATTATGATACAATATAGGTACATCGGAGAAAGCAATTCATTTTTAACTAAAAATAAAATTTACGAAATAAAAAATAATAATAATTTCATAGATGATATATTGTGAAATTCAGCATATTTTTTTTGTGTAAGTCCTGATATTTTAATCAGTTCTTTAAGTATTGTTTGGTTTTTATTCATTGTTATAATTTTTCGATTTCTTTTTTAACTTCTTGCCAGTAATTTTTACCTCCATATTCTGTAACATATTTAATCAAATTATCAACTGCTATTAATGCACATTGTTTGGCTCTTTCAAAGTATCTTATCTCATTGTAAAACTTTCCTACTAACTCTATTGCCTTTTCTTTTGGTGTCATAATTTATATTTATTTAATTTTCTCAAAGATAGTCTTTATATCAATTGCTATAACATAATGATATAATTTATATTAATTCTAAATAAAAACCCACCGTTTAAAGTGGGTTAATAAGTGGGTGAATTAAAACGGTAAATCGTCTGGCTCATCTTCGTTAAGGTTTGTTGCAGGTGCAAAAGCTTCGGCAGTAGGCATTTCATTAGTTTGCTCTGATTTACTAATTTTCCAGCCTTGAATAGTATTAAAATAAACTACTTCGCCTTTTGGATTTGTCCATTCACGACCTCGTAAATTAATTCCTATCGTTACGTTTTGTCCAACTTCATAACCGTTTAAAACATCGCATTTATCCTGTACGAATTGAACCTGTATATGCTGTGGATATTGTTCGTCGGTTGTAACTACTACATTTCTACTTTTAAACGTTCCTTTTTCAATAGTTTCACCTATTACTTTAATTTTTCCTGAAATTTCCATGTTTATAAATTATTTATTTGATTAATACTCCATTTTTTAAACGCTTCAAACTTTTCAATAATTTCTTTTGAAGCTTCGTTTTTAACACTACATTCTGGCAATTCAAAACTATTTACCCAAACAGATAATTGTTTTTTTACAGGTGCTTTTGTAGCCAATGCAGCAGCTTTTTTATCAGCTTCAATTTTTGCCAAACGTTCATTTTCTGCTTTAATTTCAGCATCTTTTTTATCTTGCAGCTCTTTAGCAATTCTTGCAGTTTCTTTGCGTTGTTCTTCTAAAATAGCATCTTG